TTAAGCGAGGCAGAGGTGGTCAGCGCCAGGCCCGTCGGCACGGGCGGCGGCGTCGTATCGACCAGCACGCCACCAACGGTGATGGCGATCGCCGGGCAGATGTTCAGATTTAGCTGGTTGAAGGCGTCGTAACAAGCCAACATCACATAGTAGGTCGTGAACGACGCCGCCGGAAACGACACAGCGTTGAGCGCCCCGTTATAAACTGGCGTCGTGGTCAACGGATTGAAATTTTGAGTGGTTGAGAGCCAGATGATCGAACCAGAATAATCGAGATCAGCCGGCGGCGGATAGTTCACATAAATTGTTGAAAGACTGGCGGTGACATTAGGAATGATCATCGCCGGCACGGGATTGTCGCACAGAATCGACACTGGCTGCGACTCATTGCCGAGCGTGTCGCGCACTGTGACGACAATCAGAAACGAGCGCTGCGCCGGCTGATTGAATGGCGCGTTGTCGGCAGTGTTTTGCGCGAAGGTATATTCAAAGGTATTGGTGGTGGTGCTCCATGTGCTCAGCAGCGTCTGACCCGTCGGGTCGTATATTTGCACCAAATTGTCACGATAGAACGGATTGGGTTGCCCGCCCGCCGGCTCACCGGCGGCGCCGTAATCGTAACTTGTGATCGGAAAATTATTATTCCAGACGACCGTGCAATTCTGCCCGCCGAACGTCGTCGAGTTGCCCTGCCCCGCGATCTCCAAATTCGAAACAGTCGGCGTCGGCTGACCAGTCCAGCTGGTGACGGTGTAGCTGGCGGTCAGCGGCGTCGAAACCAATCCGGCGAGCCCGACATCCGAAACATAGAAGGTATATTCGCCGACGGTGGGATTATTCAGCGTAAAGGTGGCCTGAGACACTGAGCCGTAACTAACGAAACCATTCGGCGTCAGCGCGGAGACCTGATAGGAGACGGCGAGAAAATCAGGACCAGGCGTCCACGACACCGTGAGGTTATTCGAGCCGACACCATTGGTCAGAAACACGCTCTCATTGAAGGTCATATTCGACGGCGGCATGATCGTCGTGGGCGGACGATAATAATTCACAGGATTGAAATTAATATCCTGCTCGATGCGCGCGAACTTAGTCGGATCGTAAAACAAGCCGGTGATCTGGAAGATATTCGGCGCGGTCTCATTGCGCGAAAGCACAGTGAACTGACGCGGCTCGACATCGGTGCCGGAGATCACAAACATCGCGGCGATCTGCGGTTGCGGCGAAAATGCCGTCTCCAACTCGATTATCGTATTGGTTACATCGAAGCCGTAGATCGCGCCGGTGGCGATCGAACCGTCGGGTAATTCGACCAGCAGATTATAAGTCTCGCCAACACCCGGAACGAACGGCGCGTCAATGGTGACATAATTTCCAGATATAGCAATGATGCGCCCACCGGCGCGCACTTCGGCCTTATAGGGATCGGCGATAGCGATAATGTCGCCCGGCACGATGTTCGCCGAATCGAACGAGGCGCTGAACTGCACGGTGTCGGTCGCGGTCTCCTCAGTGTCGATCGCCCAGCGACCATAACGATTAGCCATGGCGCGCGTGGTGCAGCCGCGCGCGTCGATCACCAGCTGACGCCAGCCGAATTTTTGCAGCAGCGCGTCGTCGATCACCACCTCGACGGCGGCGATATAAAAATTAGATGGATCATACCAGGTGACGAGCGCGACCGAGTGACGCGAGGTCATCGCCGTGCCGGAATATTCGAAATGACCACCGATGACGTTCGCCGGCGAGTAGAGTTTGATTGGGTCGGCGGGCATATCCGCCACGCAAAACACCTGGCTCAGCGACCAGAACGCCATGCCTCGAAATGCGGCGGCGATGGTCTGAATGACCTTGAACGCCTCCTGCTGATCCATAATCTGAATATTCATAGTGTAGCGGGTTTCCATGCCGCCATAACCATCGGAGACCTGACCGTCGCAATATTGGGCGATCGCGTAGAGACCCCAGATATCCACCATATCTGCCGAAAGGAACTGTCCGAGCCCGTAGCGGTTGTTCACTAGCAGATCGCGCAAGATCCACGCTGGATTATTGGTCCATGCGTTCTTAAAAGTGCCATCCCAAACGCCGGTGTAGGTTCGAGCGATCGGATCGTAATTCGACGGCACCTCGATGATCAGACCCTTGACGGCATAGGAGCGCGTCGGCAACGACGAGCTACCGAAATAGGCGGCGTCAACCTCCAATGCGACCACCGCGGAGTAGGGATAGGTAAGCTGCGCCTCAACCACCTCGATATAGCTCGAAAAGAAAGTCTGACCGATAAAGGTCGTGCCATTTTGGTTGGCTATGGTGCGACTGTAGCGAATATTCCAGGGAAAGCCGCCGACTGGTAGCACGAATGAATCTTGAATATAAACCGGCGACGAGCACACGCCATAAATCGTCCGATTGACGACAGTTGTCCAGGCGCCGTCAACTGGTTGAACCTCGACCATCCAGCCGACAGTCCAAGGATAAGTGCTACCGTTATAAGTTGACATCAGTGCAGGAATCTCGGTGATGATTATCACCGAGGTTGTATTAGCATCATCTATAGTTCTAACGATACTCAGTTCGGCGAGCACCTCGGTTCCAACGTTGAATACCGTTTGGGCGCCAGAATTGCCCGGAAACGGCATTTGATCGGGACCGCCGTTCTGAAAATTCCAACTGACGCCATGAAAATTAACGGTGGCGTCGGGATTAACGACTGGCGTATTTCCAAATAGAATCGAATTCCCGCCGTTTACTAGTCCGACGATCGGTCCTTCGGAGATCAGCTCGATCACCTGAATTTGCGTATCGGACTGAAGCGAGTTTGGATAAGTTACGGTCGAGGCGGTCGAGGCGCCACCACCTTTACCGCCACCTTTTTTGCCGCCGCCGGAGCCTTGAATGGGCGCGGGAAGAAACTTCGGCGTCATCATGTCGATCCTACGTTGCTTCCGACAGTGCCGGAGATCATACCGCCTAGACCAAGCGGCACGTAGCCGGCTGGAGTGCTCACATCCACCACCGTGCCAGTGACCGGCACGAAACCAGGCGGCACCAATTCGACCGACAGACCGGATGAAACTACAACCGAGCCGGCGTTGACCTCGCCGTAGACCAGCGGCACCGGATTACCCTGCGTATAGACGTTGACGGCGCCGAGCGCGTAAGACGCGCTATTACCGGTTTTTTGCGGATTAGTTTTTGGACTGAGCAGCGAGGCGACGCCGGCGACGGTCAGCGCCAAGCCAACCATGCCAAGGTTGCCAGCGAGACCCGCTGGCGCCATCGCGGCGACGCCTGCTCCCGCCACCGCCGAAAGACCACCCGTGACCATGAACAGCGCCGCGCCGATCAGCGCGCCGCCCAGCAGCGTCTTCACCAGCCCCGAGCGCTTCGAACCGGCGACAACCGGAATAAAATGCAGGTCGGCATTACCCAGTCTGAAGGCGTTGGTATCCTCCAGTCCGAGACGCATTCCGGTATCTTCGGCGCCGCGCACGACTTCCCATTCGTGCTCGCTCATGTCGCGAGTGAAACCCTTGAAGTTGGCGTTCAGCGCGCGGATCGCCTCGCCGGCGGTCGCGACTTTTAGTCGATAGATAGGTCCGTATTTCTCGCCGAGAAAACCGTGCAAATAAACATTTCTCAATTTGTTTTCTCCGGCCCGACGTAACGCATCCAGCGATCAATCGACCGCACCCACATTCCCGAGGGTTCGCGACGTGACAGGCGCGTCGGCAAATGATGTAAAATAAGACCGCCGCCAATTAGCAAGCCGCCGTGATTCGCCTGTTCGGACTTAATCTTGATGTAAAACATATCGCCAGGACGCGCTTCCGTATTCGCAATCTGAATAAATCCAGTCTTCAGCGAATTATTGACGTAGAGATTTTCACCCGGCTTATCTTTAGTTCCTATCCACCAGCCGTCGTCGCGCGGAAACTGCGGTAAATCGATCGGCGGCAGCGGCCAATCAATCTCTTGCTTTGCCAACTCATGCCGCCCGAGCGCGTAGACATCGCGAATTAGCGAATAGCAATCCTGCACGCCATGTAAAAACTGACGCCCGAGGATCGGCGCCATCGGTAGCTGATCGCCCCATTGTGTGAACGGCAGCACGTTTTCGGCGTCGAGCGGCACGATCACCCACGGCACTGCGGTAGCGATCTGTCCGCGCATGTCGCTGGCGCTAGGATGACGCTGCAAGCCGGGATGCGAATGCACGACCGCGGTGATCTTTCTGGAGGTGTCGAGCAGCGCCTGCGAATAAGTTCCGCTGGAGATTTCGAAGTCGTTCAGCGGATCAGCCGCATAATTGAAGCACGGCAAATAGAAACCATTGTCGAACAGCAGCCCGCAGCTCTCATTGGGATATTCGGCGCGCGCGTGCGCTACGATTGTGGAGCGCGCGTTAGGCGGGATCAGCAGGGGCTTACGCTCACCCATCAATTCGCCCCGCTCGCGCGGCCGACGCCAGGAAAGCCTCCGAACGGCAGATTGCCATTAGCGCCGAAACGCAGCTTGCAGTCGGATAGATTGCGACCGCACTGATCGAGCGCCGGCGAGGTCTGCACGTTGCCGAGCGCGTCGAAGTAACTGGAGCCGGTGTAGGGACAATATGCCTTGGAATAATCCCAGGTGCTGGTCGTGGCGTCCCAGAAGCGATATTGCCACAGGCAAGTGTCGCGCAGGATCACCCTGCCCGGCAGCATCTTGCCCTCCTGATCGAACGAAGCCGATAACTCCCACTCGATATAGACCGGATTTTCCGAGGATTTACGGTCTATAACGAAGGTCTCGGGGCCGTAATAGGCGGTCGGATCAGCTTCGCTGGCGCCATCGAGAAACTGCGCGAAGGTGCGAACGCGCTGAATGGTGCAGCCAGCGAGATCGCCATAGGTGTTGACCAGTGTCTGAAACACCCCGTTGCAGTTCGACAGCTTCATCTTCGGACGCGGCAGACCGCCAACGCCGGATGTCTCGAAGCCGGAGAACTCAACATCGACCGCGGTGTAGAGCACGCCGCCGAAATAAATTTCGGAGCTGCCGTAAGCCGCCTGACAGAAATACATGACGGTGCCGCCGATGATCGTCGTATCGAGACGAAACAACGTAACGAACTCACCGGGGTTTGGAGTCTGGCCGACCGAGGGAAGTAAGGACATTCCTTCTTATAAGTCACCTTTGACTTATCGGCAAGCGCTTATTAAGTGGTCAGATTGAACGATTGCACGAACACTGCGCTCCAGGTGCGCAGGCCGCTGTTGGTGCCCTTGATGTCCCACTCCTCGCAGGTCCACTTAACCGGCGTGCTCTCATCGGTCGGCGTCCACCAGAATGGGTTCCAGCCGCCCTGCGCGACGAAGAAGGCGTTCATCGTGGCGATCTCGGTCGGCGTCAGCACCTCCCAGGAAAGTGTCACCGTGCGACGAATATAGTTCACACCATCGGCCGCGCTTTGCGTATAGCCGTCACCAAAATCAGCCTTCAATATCTTGGTTTTAAATTTGCCGCCGGTGCCCATGTCGGGCAGACGCGGCGGTGTAAATGTGGGTATAGTCATGATGATTAGCCTTACTGTCTAGCGTAGCGACTGGACAGAATATTGCCGTCGCGCATCTGATTTTGAAGTTCCTGCACGATAGTGTTGCGCATCGACTGCTGCACCTGATCGCCGATCTTCTGAGCAAGATCGTTATTCTGATCCGGCGTGCCGCCATTAGCGTTCACCGAAATCGGCGAAGAAATATTGATGTGTTGGGTCTTACCGCCACCAAGCGCCGCCATCTGCGCCTGAGTGAAGACGCCCTCACCCTTACGCGCGATGATCGGCACCTCGTCGGCGCCAACAACGCCGCCAGTGTGAAACTTCGGCGCATTATCGAATAGGCCCATCGACGCCGAGCGAAAGTTTAATCCGCCGGTGGTGCCGATCAAGCCGCCGGTATGATACAGACCAGACAGAATCGTCGCATCCGTGCTCGCCGCCGGCGCGGTGCCAGAACCGAATAATTTTGCAAGAAGACCGCCAAACAGTCCGCCAGCGGAACCACCGATGCTGCTCGACGGCACGCCGCTGGTGCCGGGACCGCCGATGCCCGCCATCGCGCCAAGACCGGTGCCGCCGAACGCCGCGCTGGCGCCCTGCTTACCCATCTGACCAACCGATCCGAACGACCATTTCATCAGCATAGAGAGCATGTCCTTTTCCATGCTCTTTGTCATATCTTTCCACTTCACCTTACCGTGCATGGCGAGAGTGGTCAGATTATCGGCGACAGTGTTTATCGAGGCTATCATGCCGGATTGAAAATTCTGCCCGATGTCGGTCCAGCTTTTCATCGCCTTGCCGAGCGGCGACTCAGCGTTCAGCTTAGCCTGCTCCGAGATCACATAGGCATCGAGTTTCTTCGTCAGCGCGAGTTTCTGCTCCTCGGTGCCCGAATAGGTCGCCAGTTCCTTACTAAGCCGTGTCTTTTCCTTTTCGAATGCGTCCTCGCGCGACTCATCCAAACCTTCCAAGAAGCGCACATTCGCCTGCGTCTTCTTATCGAGTGCCTTGATCTCAGTCGTCACCTCGGCGTCTTTTTCAGCCGCGAGCGAATGCGCCGCCTCCGCCGTGCCCAAATCAAGCGCCGCCTTACTCTTGGCGACGCTCTCCTTCAAGGACTCAGCGAGCGCGGTGTTCTTTTGGT